GAATTGTTTAGTTAGACGTCTTTTGGTATCCATTTAGGATGATTTTTCGCCAGTGGTTAGTTTGTATACAGCAAAGTCATCACAGTTGTATAACTTGTTTAACTTTTCTGCTAGATTTAATGCATGCCCACTATTACTAAAAGACACTTTTTTATACTTTGGACCTAGTTGTTGTGCCACGATAGAACTAGTTTTAAGATTGACTGGTTTATCTTTATAAAACACAGCCCAAATGGCATCGGCTTCTAAAACCTGTTCAGTTTTATAGGTCTTTTTATTTGTTATTTCTAATAACACATTTGGTTTTGGTCTGCTCACGAACGACTCCGTAGCACTCGTTGATAGTGCTCGTGTATTTAGCAGCATATTACTCAAAAACCCCCGCCGTCCATATTGACAGATATCGTGTCAGGCAGTGTGCTAGCGGTCTGTAGTTGGGCATCGAGTTGTCCTGCAATGCGAGTCATTGTTACCGCAAGGCTTTCAGATAGAGCAGTTACTTCTTTAATGTCTAGAGTAAGGTGCTTTTGATTGCTTTTAATAGCAATCTTGGCCTTGTCTAGGAACTGTTCGATGGGCATAGTGTTAAGTTGTTTCATAGTTTATTCACTTGGTTAAGCACGGTCTTCATTTCTTGTTCTGTTTTGAACGGCCCCTGATACGGATAACGTTCTAGTGTGATTAACTTTGGGCAAAAACTCTTAACCCAACCTTTACGAAACTGGATCACATAGTAGCCTGCACAATATAGGCTCTTGCTCTTAGAACTTTTAGCATAGATTGGTAGTTTGTTTTTGACATTGTATACAGGATTGAATGGTTTACTACTGCACGGAAAATCGTATATTGATTTAAGATCTACAGGTTTGCTGGGTTTAATACCGTTAATACTATCTTTGAATAACTCTTCACCGAATCGAGATTTAACTTCGTTTATATCGTGTAGTTCTACCTTAAGTCCATTCCTGAAGAAAGCATATCCTTTCTTTTCTTTGTTCAATGTACCTAATTTAATACCGCGATTTTCTAATATCCAAACTTTATTTGGTACTAAGACTTTTGCTGTTGTATTCATTGTGTATACCTCGCATTTAATGGCTCTGCAAAACTCTGTGCCTGTTCGGCAACTTTTGGAAGATCGTAACTTGCGCAGAATTTTAATAATCTAATACCTACCTGTCCAACATTTTTGTTAGCAGTTACACCGGTTTCAATAGTTTCTTTAATTAATGCTTTAATCTCATCTGGCTGTGCGGCTAGATCGCATAAGAGTTTATTACGTTGGAAATCATCTAACACACGATGCTCAACACCTTCATGATCAACCCAACGCTGTAACATTAAGTTATTCCAAGCCCAACCTTTGCTGTCACGGTCACCAAATGCTTCGCGCAGTCCTACTTTATTCTTTGTACCTTTTTCACGCACACCCGGATACGCACTAAAGATATTATCGCTAGTATCACCACGCATACATTTCTCAAACAATAACCATTGTGGATCTGGAGCAGGCTTTGCCTCTTTAGTTTTCTTATCAATTACACGCTTGCCTTTGTCATCAAAGTAGCCTTCGTGCGTGATAGTAACGCCAGCAACACCATTGTACTGACGTACATTGGGTGCAATTAGCTGTGCAAAGTCCCCGTCTGTTGAGATAATAACATGATCATCATTCGGATGGCTTTGTACCCAACCTGCAATAAGATCATCTGCTTCTAATTGCGGATGTTGTAAGACTGTGCAGTTAGTCTTTTCAGTAACAAAGTCTTTAAACTCGTCAAATGTTTCCCAAAAGATACGGTCTTCTTCTTGCTCACTAGGACTTTGAGCAGCACGGGCTTCTGTGCGCTGACGTTTATAAGGAGCATAATGATCTTTACGCCAACTACGACCTTCTAAGAAAAAGATAACATGAGTACCGCCGAATTCTTTCCATGCTTTACGCACGGAGTTTAAGATAATCTGTAGACTCATGCCTACTTTCTCACTGTTATCTCCACGCACTACATGTCGAGCTCTAAAGAATGTGTTTGCTGTATCTACTAAGATGAATGTCATATTGTATTAAATCCTTACCTGACGGGTTGGAGTTAAAATCCTTTCTTTGGTTTCTTTCTTCATAAACATAATATCAACCTGCAATAGTATATTCTCGTTTTGATGCGTTTCTAACAAATCTACTGGCACAAAATCTCTGCTCTTAAAGTAATCTAAATAATCCTGTATACCCGGAGCTCCGAGATTATATTTTATAATCGGGCATTCTACATACATCAAGTCTACTTGATGTATGATAGATTCTGCACCTGCTAAAATATCTAATTCAGAACCTTGCGTATCTAATTTAATAAAATTAGGAATCGGCAAGTTGTATTCTTTTATTATAGCATCAAGTGTTGAGCAAGTCAATCTGATACTAGATTGATCGTCATATACTTCGGTATTTTCTTTATAATAACTGTCGCCAGTGTTTGTTCCATTATAAAATTCTACATACTCTCTACCGGGATTGCTTAAGACTGTATTGAAGTAACGGAAGCTGCTGTCGGATAGGATCTTATTATATGCAGGGTTGGCTTCGAATAAGATAAACTCTGCATCAGGACAAGCCTCATCTCGTATCTCATTGCTCCAATCTCCAACACACGCACCTATGTCGTAGACTGTGTTTATTTCTAAACCTAACTGTTGTATGCCTTGTATCCAATCTGTTAATCTTGACATTAACTGATCTCTGATTTACCGTTGCCAATACTGTTTACGTTAATGTAGCCTGCACCTCTACGGTCCATGTCTACTCCTGATTCTGCACCGATATTACGACAAAGATCTTGGAACCATCGATCTGCAATTTCTTCGTCTGACTCACCGTAGTATCCTGCTTCTTTTAATTGTACTATAAAATACTCATTCCAGTCAAGCTCAAAGAATCCGTTGCGTGGATTCTCTGGATTTACTTTGGTATCTATCACAGCAATATATGCTTCCTTTCTTGCAGTAGCAGCTTCCTTGGGACCTAATTTAGCATATTCTGCAGCCTCTTTAGCTTTTACAGCCGCGGCAGTAGCTAGTTCTGCTTCATTTTCTGCTGTTATCTTTTCAAGGGTAGCTTTATCTTTAGCCTCTTCGAGCTTGTCAATACCAAATAACTTCTTAATAAAATTCTGCATATTAATCCTTAAATAATTCATTATGTACCCCACTCGTTTTTAAACAACGGTACTTGCAATCTATCACTGTATCGTAATCCGTGTTTCATCGCTAATTCCGCAACACGACGATTGTTTAATGCATAAACACTCTCTACTCCGCCGACTGGCATTAAGTAGCAAGGACCTGTAAATCCGTTTTGTTGATAGATATCTAACGCCTCTAATGCTTCTTCAACATCGTCTTCTGTTGCTACAACAAACTTGAGATATGTATAGCCGACGTCTTCGTACTCGCACACAATCTCAGGTTTAATTGCTTCGTCTGGATGTTCACCACTTGCGCTCAATTTAGCACTGACACTAAAAGTTACTTCTCGATCAAAGTTTTCACTTTGCCAATTGAGTAGGTACGTTCTAAGTTCTAGCGATAATTCTTGAGTGCCATTTGTCTCAAATGTAATTTCTTTTAGATTGGCCATCTTAGGATGATCTAATAAATCTGGATAAGCACGTTGCCAACCTAATAAAGGCTCACCACCTGTGATAACCAAATGCTCGTCATTCCAATCTTTGTGAGGCAACATGTCTATAATTGCATCTACAATACTATCTGACTCTAACATCGGGCTCAAATGCTTAAAGCGTGGATCCCAACTGGCATAACTGTCGCAGCCTGTGCTGACTAAAGGCAATTGATCATATTTGGTATATAGTTCTGGATTGACAGTTAGGTATTCTTCACTTAACTGCCCTTTGCCCATACCAAAACCTGCACACTTAAAGTTACAGCCAAAAGTACGCAAGAAGATTGATGGTACTCCCATATATCTACCTTCACCTTGGATTGAATAGAATAATTCAGCTACCTTAAGTTTACTCATATAATTTTGACCATATTTTAAGTTTTTCAATTTTGTTTAATTTAGCAGTAGATAGATTATTTAGGTCTAGAACACCGTGCTCAACTAAAATATCTACCAGGGCCAACATATCGCCAATTTCCATTTCTAAATTAGCTCGTTGGGTAAGGCCTGATTTGTGAGAATTATCTAGTCCAAATCGATATATTTTACTAGCTGCCTGTATTACTTCGGCACATTCTTCCTGCAGAATAATTAATGCTTCTTGTGTTTTGTTAGCTATCACGCTTTTAATATCCAATCTTCAGCAACTACCTCTGCAGAACTCTCAGAAAGAGCTACTTCGCTACGTAGATAATTTCCATCTTCATAAAACATTATAACATAGTTACTGTCTTGTTTGCAAATATTTGCTGTTCTATTTCCTTCTTCATAGGTACTGAGTATCATTCTTCGGCATCCTCTTCTTCGTCGCTGTTGGACTCTTCGCGATATTCACCTTCGTAAACTTCTTCGTCACCTACGATAATCCATTTAGCCTCACTCCACTTGCCTGTGGTGTCATAATCATAGTTTTCGATATCTTCACCATCGTAGGTAATGCTATATACC